GGCGGCACCACTGGTGTGACCGATCCTGGTAAAACTGGTTCTTTCGTTGCTGAAGCTCTTGAGGATGCTTCGACTGCCCAGACTGGTATCAACAACGACTACGGTACTGCTGCTGAATTCGGCGCAGTGTCTGCTGGTCTGATCTTCCAGCGTGAAGCTGCTGGCTGTGTGGAAGCTATTGGTCCTCAGGTCCAAGTCACTTCTGGCGATACCTCCATCATCTACCAAGGTGATGTGATCGTTGGTCGTCTGGCTATGGGTGCTGATTACCTGAACCCTGCTGCAGCTGTTGAGCTGTACGTGGGTGCTACTGCACCTTCTGAATTCTGATCTTAATCAATACTGGGGGAGCTTCGGCTCCCCTTTTTTTTATCTTTGTGATAGGTAACTATGCCCTTTCCTACTTATGCTGTGTCCACCGAACTGGATGCTGTAAATCAAATACTTAGCTCAGTGGGACAGGCTCCTGTCACCACACTAGATCTTCAGAATCCTGAAGTGTCTATTGTACTCAACACTCTCCGGGAAATCAACAAACAAGTTCAAGCTGAAGGTTGGATCTTTAACACTGAACGTAGTTATGAGCTAACTCCCGATAGTGTTACAAATCAAATTGCTTATCCATCCAACATGCTTCAAATTGATACTAATGTTGAAGCACATAAAAACAAGTATGATGTAGTCCGTAGAAGCGGTAAGCTGTATGATCGTTTGAATCATACCTATACTTTTACTGATAACATCAAAGCAGATGTAGTCTGGTTCTTTGATTTCACTGATGTACCTCCTGCTATTCAAGCTTACATTACTGCCCGAGCAGCACGTATGTGTTGTGTGAAGATGGTTGGTGACCGTGAGCTTCAGGCGTTGCTACAAGAACAAGAGATGATGACCCGAGCTGCAGCTATTGAATATGATTGTCAGCAAGGTGACTATTCTATGTTTGGTTTCAGTGATGGTCACAATTATTACAATAGCTATCAACCTTTCCAAGCATTGATGAGATGAGCACTATTACCCAACGGATACCAAACTTTTTGCTTGGCATTTCGCAACAACCCGACAACCGTAAATTTCCGGGACAACTTAAAGATGCTGTAAATGCATACCCTAACTATGCTCTTGGCTTACTTAAGCGTCCTGGTGGTCAGTATGTAACTGAACTTGACGGAGCTAGTTCTTCAGGCAAATGGTTTTCTATCCTGAGGGATGCTCAAGAAAAATATGTCGCACAGTATGATGACAACACTTTCCGTGTTTGGAGTTTGCTTGACGGCAGTCCGAGAGCAGTGGACATGGGTAGCAATACTGGTGTTCCTGGTACTTGTACGTTAGTTGATCTTAAGTCTACTCTTGCCACTTATAATACTGCTGTAGCTGATACCGCTACCAAGCTTGGACTTCTTAATGCTGCACAAGCTGACTACGCTGAGAAACTGGCTGGTCAAGATGCAACAACTGAAGCGTTGTTTAAAGTCAATTACAACTACCCATACGGTCAACTTGATCAATACCTAACCTCTGGTATCCTTGAGAATGCTTCTGGCATCTACACGGTTAAGAATGCTGACGCTGTTATTAGTGTTAGTGCTACACTTCCTGCAGGCTATGCTCTTGGTACTGAGTTAACTGATGAGCATCCATTACTTGCTTCTGAAGGTTATCGTGTCTACCAAGCTATTCTAACTGTTGCTGCTACTAGCAATGCTGGTGAACTGGCTACTGCTTTGGCTGCAATGAATACTGCACAAACCAACTATGATAACGCAGTAACCGCAGAAGCAACAGCTAAGGCTGCTTATGATACTGAGGTTACCGACTGTGTTATCTCTGCTACACCGTCTAACGGTTACCTTTACGGAGCTACCGCTGATGACATTGAACTCCTGACTCTTAATGACTACACCTTTGTTCTTAATAAAGCAAAGACTGTAGCGTTGACTGCTGATACCAGTGCTGCTAAACCGAACGAAGCTTTTGTCGTTGTTAAAGTTATTGGTCAAGGTCATTACAAGATCTTTTTAGATGGCGTACAAAGGGCTAGTGTAAATGGACCAAGCGATGCTGATGCGCTTGTAGCATCATTTAAAGGGGCTATCAACGGTCAAACTTTTGGTTCTACTACCTTTACTGCAGAAACAGTTGGTCCTGGTCTTTACATCAGTGCTAATGCTGCTTTCACCATTTCAGTTGTAGGCGGTCCATCAGAAGATGCCCTGTTTGTCTTCCAAGAAACTACCCCTACCGTTGCTGACCTTCCCATTCAATGTAAGGATGGGTATGTAGTCAAAGTTGTCAACAGCATCGACATTGATGTTGATGACATGTACGTTAAGTTTGTAGCAGACTCTAGTGCTACTTACGGTACTGGTGTGTGGGAAGAAACGATTGCTCCTGAAATTCAATACAAGTTTGATCCACTAACTATGCCACACCAACTGGTGAGGAATGCAGATGGATCATTTACGTACGGTCCTATTACTTGGGAAGATCGTTTAGTTGGTGATTTAGAAACTAATCCTAATCCTAGCTTTGTTGGTCAAAAGATTAACAACCTGTTCTTCTATCGTAACCGACTTGGTTTCCTTTCTAACGAAGCTGTAGTCCTTAGTCGCGCTGGTGATTACTTTAATTTCTGGGTGACGACAGCTTTGACTGTTACCGACGATGATCCGATTGACATTACTGCGTCTTCGGTTCGACCGGTTAACCACCGTTATGTCCGTCCTACCAGTGTTGGTCTTGTGTTGTTCAGTGATACTGAGCAGTTTATCTTGACTACTGATGCTGACATTCTCAGTCCCAAGACAGCTAAGATTAACGAGTTGTCAAGTTATGAGTGTGATGCTTTGGTTGAAGCTGTTACCCTTGGTACTAGCTTGGCGTTTGTATCTAAGACCCCACTGTTTACACGTTTATATGAACTGTCTGAGATTAGTCCTGATCGCCCACCTGTGATGAGTGAGCAGACACAGATTGTCCCTGAGCTTATTCCTGAAACAGTTACGTCAATGATTGCATCCCCTGCGTTGTCAATCATTTCACTTGGTACTGTTAATAGTTCAACAGTTTACCAATACAAATTCTTGGAGCAAGGTCAACAACGTGCTTCTGCTTGGTACAAGTGGGAACTGACTGGTCAACTATTGGATCAATTCTTTGATGCTAACACCTACTACGCTACTGTTAAAGACGGTGATAATGTATTTATTCAGTCTTATGACCTGACTCAAGCAAATGAAGAAGGTTTTCTTACCCTTCCTACTGGTGAAAAGACTGACATTTGTTTAGACATTTGGACTGTTAATCCTTACCGTACGTACGATTCAAGTGCTGATACTACCCGTGTCTTCCTTCCTTATGATGACATCAGTGGTAAGACATTCTCTGTGCTTGTTCTAGGCGGCTACATAGGCGCTTCTAGTGACGTGTCTAGTGAATCAGTCGGGGCAGTACTTTACCCCACCGTACAGGGGACTGCAGGTGCCTATTACGTGGATATTGATGGTGATTATCGTGGACGAGATCTGATTATTGGTTACATTTATAACATGGAAGTAACTCTTCCTAAGTTTTTTGTGACTTCTGCTCAAGGTCAAATAGCTACTTCTGACTTTACCTCTGATCTTATTATCCATCGCGTTAAGGTTTCCACTGGTCTTAGCGGTCCAATTAAGTATGACGTAACTATTACTGGTAGACCTGAATGGAGTAAAACCGTTGAGGCTACTGCTCCTAATAGCTATGACCTTAATAGCGTTAACATGTCTGCTGATGCTATTCACACCGTTCCCATTTATCAACGTAACGAGAACCTCACCTTTAAAATTATTGGTGATACTCCGTTCCCCGTTAGTCTGTTGAGCTTGAATTGGGAAGGTAAATACAACACTGGTTTCTATAGACGATCCTAATGACTGCATCCACCCGTGGTTTTACCTTTAAACCAGCTACCATTAACGACGTATACGAACTAACCAGTCAAATGCTGGATAGAGGTTTGCAAGATTTTGAAAGGGTGGGTCAACATCCTA